ACCGGACCTGTGGTAGTAGGGGCTAATAGTGTTTGGAAACTTGTTGGTAGAATTTTGTAGGGATTTAGTAAATCCGCCATGTTTTGAATACCAGGAGTTGTTACATCAAGGATATCAAGAACATTTTTAAGACTTTCACCAGTGGTGTTAACCATGGCCCGATACATGGCTGCTTGAATACTATCTGCGATTGAATAGTCACGTCTTTTTAGAACACTTAAATCATCAGACGTAACACCAGCTAAAGTTAGTTGGTTACCAAGACCCGGAGGTAAACCTCCTATTCTAACCAGCTGAGCAATTACATTGGCAGGAGTGCCCATGGCATCAAGTGCCTGCGTGTTAATTAGAGTACCCAACTTTCTTAAATCATTACCAAACAAAACTTTATTTTTTGTAACATTAGTAATATCAGCAGTGATTAAATTACTCATGTTTGAAAACGTGGGGCCTAAATAATTTACATTATCAGCTGTATTGATAGTTTGATTGGTTCCAGATCTAAAGTCGTATGCACTGCTAAAAAATTGACAAAACTTAGTTAAATCAGTTGGACTTGCAATTGAATTGGCAGTAAATTTAGCATAGCCACTAAGTCCAGGTGGAAACACAGTATCATTGACGATCTGTTGTTGATCAAGATTAATATTTAAATTTGCCGGAACTGAATCTCCCATTGCTGGGCAATCTCCAGCACCTAGGCTTTTCATTTTACTTAAGGTAGCGGCAGTAATGGTTGTTTGTACATTGGGCCTAAATATTGGATCGTATCTAATGCTTTCCGCTTTGTTGACCGCACCAATAAAACTGCTTATCACCGGCAGTGCTTCATAACTTGCAAGTGCATTTAATCCGGCCACATTGGCCCTAATTCCTTGATTTTGTAAAACACCAGATATTACAGTTAGTTGTAATGGAGTCATGATTAACCGGCAAACACATTGCTTGAGCCGCGGGCAATACTCGTACACCCGCTGTAAGAATCTCCTACACGAGCTATAGGTCTACCGTTGACAAAAACAGATCCACTACCTCTGGCTATTGACGCACTGTGTGGTCTGCACTTCTTAGGGGCGGGTTTTACATGTACAGTGCTTCTATCACCACGTCGAGCCGCGCCTCGCCCATTTACGAATACATTACTGGATGCTGAGGCTATATTATGACCACTACAGTGTGGCACATTGCTATCACCTAATCTTGCTACTGCGGGCACGTTCTATCTCCATTAATTTTTGTAACTTATCATCCCAACTGTCAATCTCATCGTGTTGCTCTTGCGTGTGCGGACCAGGAGGAATTTCAGGCAAAAACTCAATTACATGATCAAAATCTTTAGGAATCAGTTCATACTCAGTATAAACTTCCTCCTGTCCATTGCGTAATATTACAAATCGGTGCATTAACCTGTTAAAATTTGACTGCGAACAGGTTTAATACCTGTTGTTGCTTCTAAATAACTATCTCTTACTTGATCTCTTGCATCTGCGACCATAGTAATATTAGAAATATTTATTTGTACAGAACACTCCAAATCAGATGTGAATAGACTAGGTAGTAATTGAATACCCTGTGAACTTGGTAGCACAGTCAAAGGGTTAAACACAGTAATTGATGTATGATCTACGCTGCCAACTTTGGCAATGATTTCATCACCGTTACTGAGTTTGATTGTTTGTACTTCATTTATTGTAAAATTCATGTTAACCTTTGTTTAAGTTCAGTAAATCCGCCAATGTATTCTTCATTTAGAAAAATTTGTGGTACGGTTCTTGCTTGTGGTACAGCTTCTAATAAATCTTCTCTAGTGTAGCCGTCGCCAATTTTACGTTCTTCAACTTCAATTCCTTTTAATTGCAAAAGTGCTTTGGCTTGGTCACAAAATGGGCAATGGTACTTGCTCCAAACAACTGCTTTCATTTTTATTTTTCTCCTTATAATGATGGTAAATCTTCGTAGTTTATTTCGTCACTCATGACTCCAATTACATAATTAGTTGACTCATTTTCCTGCAGGGCCGTTTGTTTTTTATGTGTGTCAACATGCTTATTGAACCAAGGAATTGGCGTGTTTTTTGGAGTAGGATTCCAATACTTCAACCCAATTTCTTTTAAGGCATTATGTGCGGTATAATCAACAAAATCTTTTAGGATATTAGCATTTAGTCCAATGACTGGACCACGACTAAACAAATAATCAGCCCACTCTTTTTCTTCTCTAATTACATCCTCATATAGTTCATGAACTTGATTAGCATAATCAATTTTGGCTTGAGCAAATCTTGTATCTTCTTTTACTACCTGATTAATAATATATGCAGTCCAGTCTCGATGCAGAATCTCATCTTGTAGAATTAAACTGATAATGTTACCATTGCCAATAAAGATTTTGTTCTCAACCATTGCTAGACTTGTTGCAAACGATACCATAAAGCGGAATGCTTCTAATGCGTAGCTGGCATTTAACGCAAGCCAAATAGCCTTGACATGTTCCGTTTCATCAACAACATCCTTGAGTACAATCTCATGATCATTTGCCGTTTCTTTTTTACAGTTAATCCAGTGTAACTCATCATAGAAACGACCGATGTTAGCAGCCATATCCACGATGGCGGATGTATCGTGGATGGAATTAAATATTTCCTTTGGAACGTTATAGATGTTCCTAATAATATGCGAATAACTTCTACTGTGTATGTTTGTTTCAAAGAAACTCCAATTAAACATTAAGGCTTCTAATTCGGGCAATGACACTACCGGAGTAAAAACCTGCGCAGGTCCACGACCTTGAAGACTGTCAAGTGCAGTTTGTCGCAAAAGATTACTGGTAAAAATATGCCGCACAGTGTCGCTGGCATCTTTAAAATCGGCTGCGTCCTTAGTTAGATTAATTTCTTCTGGTACCCAAAAAAATCCGCGAGCCTCTTGTTCAAACTTTTGAATTTTAGAATATTTTACTTCTTCAAATCTTTGCACAGTGACAGGACCTGCTGGATCAAGAAACATGTGTCGATTAAGATAATCAGTTGTCTTTGATAGATTATATTGTTGTTTACTCATTTTTTTATTATTCCACTTGTAGATGAATTACCGCGACCTGGATTTAATGTAACTAGATTATATCCCAAAAATTTCCAAGGTATTATGTTGCTTATTATATGTTTGTCTACAGGACTTGCCCCAAATGTTCGCGCACGGTTTAATAACTTTTCAGCTTGATGCGGAGTTAGGGTGTATGCATGTGAGCCTTTAGACCAAATTCCGTATTCTTTTTTTTCCTTACAATCAGCTGTTGTATAAAGTTTGACTATACAAGTTTCAATATCAATACCAGTAGGCCATACTCCATTTACTACAATATCGTGCTCCATAATTATAATTGGTTCATTTATCTTTGTACATCGTTCCCATAAGGAAAAGTGTGAAAACCAACAGCCTTGAGCACCGGGCCTTACAGGCAATTTTCCCGCTGTAGGAGACATTTTGACGCCAATTTTATCCCAATCTTGTTGAGTTATTTTTTTACCATCAACGGCATCAAATTTTTCAAATGTCCAATTATATTTTGTTAAACTTTTATACGCATCTTGAACCACCAACGATGTTTTATGTGTAATCACATAACATCTTGGTTGGGTCATAGTTTACAGGCCTCACAATCTTCTTCGTCCCATGCGTCAATTGCCACAGCGTCAAGAACTTGTTGAAGTTGTCTTTCCTCATCGGTATCTTGACTTTTACTACCTTGTTTGTTAATTAGGCTGTAATAGAAAGTTTTCAATCCCCAGTGATGAGCCTGCATTAGATTTTTAGCAATTAATGTAGTTGGTACTTTACGATTGGCAAAGTGCGCCGGATTATAAAAAGTATTAGTGCTGATACTTTGATCTACATAAGCTGCCAAAACTGCTGCTGTTTTGATATAGCCTACACAGTCTGTTTGATCCCACATCAGCTGGTACTTGTTTTTCAGTTTATGGTATTCCGGAACTACCTGTGTAAATGACCCGGCTTTTGATTCTTTAACTGTAATTAGGCTCATAGGCATTTCAATGCCATTTGTACTATTAATAACAACAC